AAAGCGGCTTTCGACGTTATCAAAGCCAAGATCAATGCAGCGCACCAGGCTAATGACAAGGCAGCACTGGCCGCCGCTGAAGAGGAGTACAGAATCCTAGACGAGGAAGATCGTGAGGGCTATGCGCAGAACATCATCGATAAAATGATGGGTGAATTCCAGAAGGGCGCACTGTGGGTCAAGAAGATGCAGGACTCTGCTGTGAACGAATATCAAGTGTATTCTCCTATCGGGCGCATTCGCCACCTCTATGCAGCTATCACTAAAGATCGTCGTATTGTGTCGAAGCAGGTACGTCGCGGTATGAATGCCCCTATCCAGGGTTTTGCTTCCGAGATCGCGGTGAAGGCCTCGCGCTTGGTTACGGTGTCCTACTACTCCAATATGCACGGTCTATCGAAGATGTTGAACTTAGCTAAGTCTCGCTGGCCCATCAAGTTCAATCGTATTGTGCATGATGCGTCCTACTTTACAGTGCCCCTCGAGATGGCAATTCCCTTCACGCATATGCTGCAGTGGGATATGACCTACGGCATCGCCAGGAAGTATGAGGAGCAGTTTGGTTTGAAGTTTGTGGTGGAACCCGAAATCGAGATTGAGGTCGGTGTGAAGGACACACTAACCAAGAAACTCGATTGGTCACTAGACGACATGGCCACCAAGCTCATTGCCTCAGTGGACGAGGGCATAGCCTTGGGGCTCTACAAAGATCGAACACGAAATGAGATGATCAACGCCATCTTCGCTCCTTGGAAGAACCTAGAGACTAGGGCGTTTTTGCAGACGCACTACCCCCTACTAGGTGTTACTGATTTGGACGAACAGATTGACCAAGCCCTACGCTTAGTCTACAAGGCCCAGAAAGATGGCCCCAAACCTCAAGAGGAAACGAAGTGATACTGCGACTAATAGCGCCCAATGTGTGGGTGTCCTCCGAGCATGGGGCGCCTAGGGTTATTGCCTCATACTTCGATGTTTGTAGGGGGTGGTATGAGTTCTACGTGGCTGAATACAAAATGAAGTCACGCCGTGTAACTACACTTGTAGTGCTTACGCGCGAGCTTTACCAGACTAAGATCTTTACCAACGTCCCAGAGAGCACGTTAAGACTTATGGTACAGCAGCTAGCCCGCTCCCCAGACCCTACCAACCCCGTAGAGCTGGTCTACAACTTCGGTGGCACTGTGCGCGGCGAGGCTGTGCGTATTCTTAACACCAATCCCCTGCATTGAGGTGACTATGATAAGCGGTTATTTTGTATTGGGCGGTCCTCAGCTGCCGAGAGACTTGCCTCTATTTGCTAAGACTTACAAGGGTAACCATGTTGGTAATCGCAATCGAGGGCAGTGGGTTGTCGACAGCGGCCTATTCAAACAGACACTCAACATCCCGTCTCGCGGTAAGTCAATAGAACTCTTGTCATCTACTGACCATGAGTTGTTCGCTGCGAGTATGGCTACCTTGGACTCCGAGTACGGGGATGTGAATTACCGTTCCAAGCTCCAACATATACAGAACCAGTTCAGTGCGGATTTTATTGGTATGGTAAATAACATATCAACATCTACACATGGGTCATTGGCGATTATTTGTAATGATTTGCCCGTACACTTCTGGGGGCTCTATGCCACGGAGATCGAGTCGGCTTACCTGCTTTGGTCAACCAGTGTTGACAAGTGTTCCCTATTGCTAGAGCATAGCCCACTACATTATCTCCAGTATCGTATGCCGACCCTGCATCGCAACGCCCTATTCCTTCCCGGTGAGGTTATCTGCGCTAGGTGGTGGAGACTGTTGAAGAATCATTCATCTCATTTGTATGCCTACAATGCACTCGAAAGAAAACTCTTCAGCTGATCGACGCAAGCGCTATGATTGGGTTGTGTCCCAGCTAGCCCAGTACAGCGGTGTGAAGAAGGCTATTAACCCAACGTCCATCTTCGTTCTATGTCCGTTCCATTCTGAGGTGACCCCGTCAGGTCGTCTGTTCTATTCCCCTAACAGTCGAAGCCCCGGGTACTTTCATTGCTATGGTTGCGGGGCCAAGGGGGCCTGGGACGAAGTTGCACCCAAGCTTGGGTTAAAGCCCTATACTTGGACAAAGCCTACTGAGCAGTACGCATACAGGGCAGTAAGTGCAGTCATTGAGAAAACGGAAAAGAACTCTAACGGCCTAGAGTACGCAGAGCTCCCACGCAACAAGTTGTGGCGTACGATCTCCACTAACCTGTTAGCTGACTTGGGTGGGAAGCTGTGCTTCTATGGGGGCTATGAAGCTGAGCGTATGGTTTGGCTCCCTGTGTACATCAAGAAGGTGCTTAGGGGTTACATAAGAGCCCAGATGCGTAAAGACCCGGATAAGCCTAGCTACCTTAACTCCAAAGGTAAGTGGAGTGAGACCCACGGCTTGTTCCCTTACGATTACTCAGTATCCCTAATGAGGCAGCAAGGTATGCGTACGCTCGTGCTTGTCGAGGGGCCACGGGACGCTTTAAGACTTTTAAGTTTTGGCATTCCAGCTATCGCAATATTGGGTACGCATTCGTGGAGTCCCCAAAAGTCACGCTACCTTGAATTGTCAGGGGCCCACAATATAGTAGTGATGATGGACGGCGATGGGGCTGGTATCTCTGCCGAGGAATTGGTGCAGCCCGCACTACAGAGCATGTTCACCACATCCATATTCTCGTTGCATGGGGAAGACTCCCCCTATCACCAATTTAGTGACGATGAAGAACCAACCAAGGCGGCCAAGGCGGCTGGAGTGCCGTTATGGGACCCTGGCAATTGCCCGAAGACAAAGATCAGCCAGCTACTAAAACGCATCAAGAAGCTAGAACAAGCTTAGCTATCGAGCCCTACCGAACAGGTGAGCTAAAAGTTGATTACGTTAGAACACTGTGGGTCGATGGCGTACTATCCTACGAGCAAATGGAAAATCTAGCCGCAGTACCCGGATTCTCTAGACTAGAGCAAAGACGTGATTGGGCGCTTGTGCTGTTTACTACTAACCAAGACGGTATGGCCCCCAAAGCGGTTCTTGGCCCTAACGTCTTTGTTTTGAGAAGAACAAAGACGTTACTATGTTGGAGATCAACTTCAACCCACCACCCGAGCAGATGGCAAAGTTGCGCGAGTTCCAGTCACGTATGAAGACCCATGCTTTGCACGCACCAGTTTAATAACAACTGTAAATAAAGATTTTCACCAATTCCTACCTTGTAAGGTTCCTATGAAGTACATCTCCACGAAAACATACACCCAGATTGGCCCTGTTGCTTATCGTCAATGGCGAGCAGATAGCCACTGTCGGTTTATTCACGGCTACGCGCTGTCTTTCCACTTCGAGTTTGAGTCCGATACTTTGGATGCTCGAAATTGGACACTGGACTTCGGGGGACTTCGGGTCTTAAAAGAGAAGCTTGAAGACTGGTTTGACCACAAACTATTAGTCGCGCAGGACGACCCTCAGTACGCGGAACTCATTAAGCTGGGTGACCAGAAATTGGCTCAGATCACCGTCGTTGCAAAGACAGGCTGTGAGGGTATCGCAGAGTTCCTCTACGAGTACATCAACACCATCATGTTGCCCAGCTTTGGTGCTGGTGAAGCTGAACGAGTGTGGTGCTGCAGGGTTGAAGTGCGGGAAACCAACAGCAACATGGCGATGGTAGTTGGCCATCGTGAAGATAACCACCCGTGGGATGCCGTATGACCTATCCATCAATCGTTATGCACCAAGACCGGCCTGTTACATCAGCCTCCTTCCGAGACCAGGACGCACTTTGGGTTACCTCTGTGTTTCGCACAATTCAGAGCGAGGGCCCCTACGCAGGACACCCAGCTATGTTCGTACGTCTCGCTGGTTGCAATTATGGAGATAAGAAAAATTGGTGTGCCTTCTGCGATACAGACTTCCGTATCGACTCTGCCAGTCACTATAGTGCCGAGTCACTACTGGCTAAGATGACGGCCGAGGGGTGGCAGCTTAATGACGTCGTGGTGTTCACTGGAGGTGAACCCACTCTCCAGCATTACCTGTTAGACGTCATCGTCGCGTTGCGATCACGGAATCGCCATGCTACTGTACAGCTGGAGACCAACGGTACGCAGGCATCGTTCTTCGTCAAAGCCAACACACCTGAATATCGCGACCACTGCCACATGTCTGTTGTATGTAGCCCGAAGGCGGGACCAAAGGGCTATGTTGAATTGTCTCCAACGGTGTTGGTAGAAGTCGAAGCTCTCAAATTTGTAGTAAGCGCAGATGAAGGCCCCCATCATGAAATTCCTGAGTGGGCCTTAGATATTCGCCGTGGTGCGCGCAACGTACTCTGCGACGTCTACGTGTCGCCTATGGCCCAATACCTTCGTGCTTATGACGGTGAGGTGTCCTCTATTTGGGATGACACTCTTATCGACAAGCCACGCACCTCAGCTAACTACTCATACGCTGCAGCGTACGCCCTCAAGCATAACCTGCGGCTTTCCCTGCAAGGTCATTTGTTCTGCGCATTGCCGTGATTGACATACCTAAAAGAGTAATGAGCTACCAAGAGCTTCTTGACCATGCGCAGACGATGGCGCGCTTCATTCACCAAGGGTTTCCAAATCACCAACTGGTAGCGGTGGCGAGAGGTGGGGTTACCGTAGCTCATCGTATCGCGTACTTGTTAGGTAAGCCGTTAGGCTTCTTCGTGCCAGCACAACCACAGACACCAATCTTCCTGCAGAACCCCGTTGACGTGCCGCCTCTCTTTATCGAAGACCTTATCGCCAAAGGGCGAACGCTTCAGTTACTAGACCAAGTGTCTCACAGTTACCCATTCCACAAAGATTGGCAGCTTATGTGTGTGGTGAAGGATAAGAATGCTCAGCTGCCCACGCATCTTGTAAATAGGGTGAACACTGTTCTAGTTCCAGACGAGTGGATTGTGTTTCCCTATGAAGATGAAGATCGTGTTCAGGTTGCCGACTGGGGACTGTTCAGAGAAGGAACCAGCGCAAATGCCAAACCAAAGGAAGACCTATGAGTAAGATACTTATCTTGTACAGCGGCGGCTTAGACTCATTGATAATGAAGCGGTACGCTGAGGTGCATAACCCGGACGACGAAGTCCACTGTGTGTGGTATGACATAGGTCAGCCGTACGCTGACAAAGAACGCGCTGCTCTCCCATACTACGTAGAGCAGGTTAAGTTGGGCTTTACCATGAAGGAGTATGGTAAGTCTGCGGATAAATCGCTGTCAGGCAATATCTTCATTCCTGGTCGTAACCTGGCATTGGCAACATTGGCCGCCTGTACCTACTTACCCAGTGAACTGTGGTTAGGTGCCCTGCGCGGCGAGACTCACGCTGAGGCCACTGACAAGAACTTTGTGTTTGCTTCCAATTCCTCCAGACTGTTGACTTACGTGTTACGTCCGTTCCTGCCCGAGGATGCCCCCTCCACACGAGTACGCCTTCCTCTCGCAGAACACGGCCTGAACAAGTTAACAGCCACCAAGTGGGCATTGGACAATGGTATTAGTAAAGAGACGCTAATGGCTACCAGCAGCTGCCTGTCAGGTGTCTCAGGTAACTGTGGTGAATGTATTGTGTGTTTGCGTCGTTGGGGTATCTTCAAGCAGTTGGGCTTTGAGGAACAATACAACACCCATCCCCTCTCAGTGCCACACAACCTAGAGATTATCGAGAAGTTAAAGAATGGAACCAATTATGACCGACAAGTTGAAATCCTCCCCGCCCTCGGATTCCCCGTCAACCAACCCTTCGAGGGACCCGAAGCCGCTTCTATCGCTCACCTCGGCTTCTAAGGTACTTGTCTTTGATATTGATGGTTGCGTGTTTGACTCAGAGCATCGACTCCACCACTTGCTCGAAGGCCGCTTAGATGACTACGACGAGGCTCATGTACATGACGTAGCAATCCCACAAGGCGTAGCGGTGTACAGAGCTATTGTCAATAGCTCAACCTGGACTATTCCTATTTTTGTAACCGGACGCTCTGAGCGTGCGAGGGAATACACCATCAAACAGTTACGTTCCCTGTTCGACTTCGAGTTCTTTTTACTCATGAGACCCGATGGCGATACAACCCATGACATGCTGCTCAAACCTAGGCTGTTGGCTGATGCTTGTGTGTTACCCGAGAACATCTTCATCGTGTTCGAGGACCGCGCTTCAATGGTAAAAGAGTGGCGTCGACTAGGCGTCGTTTGTTACCAGACTGCTACTGGAGATTTCTAATGAGCATAGCTTCACGGGTACGGTATGTGCCCGCAGCGGGGGAGGGGTTGATTTACCCCTCTACACTCTACACCAAGTACCAGACAAACGAGAACACTGGCATGCAGCACTCGTCCATGATTACAAAGATCAAGTTGCCTGATCGTAATGTGATCTTTGCTCGTGGGGGCTCCAAAGCCTGTCGGCCCTATCTCACCAAGATGGACTTTGACGAGGTGGTGGATGTTAACAGCGTTGCGTCTCATGGCTGCTCTACTGTTCTGGTGAATGCGTGGGCAGCGCCAAAGTATTACAAGAAACTCCCCTTTAAGAATTTCGTCAACGTCATTTGTGACTCTGGTGGATTTCAGTTGGTGAAGGGGATTGTAGATGGTATTGACTTGGAGGCCATTGCTGATTACTACAACCGCAATGCTACTATAGGCATGGCAGTTGATATTCCGACTTTCGCTGCGGTAGAGCCCCACTACTTCGATAGGGTTACGAAGATCATGAAGGCTAACGATGACTTCATGCTGCAGAGACTAGAGTCCCATGTTGATCTAGCTATGGTGTCTCATGGCACCACTTTAGCCATGCGCTTAAAACGTCTCAAGGCGCTAGAACGTAAATGCGACACTCTGGCCATCGCTGCGTTGAAGGTCCCCACCGACCCCAGCCACAAGACTACTGACATTTTCCTAAATGCGGTATCCCTATTGGTTGGCGTTATTCATGCATACCCAGACAAGAAGTATTACCACTGCTTGGGTGAGACTTCTAACTTCTGGTTGTTCATTTACGCTTACATGGTTGGTGCGGGCTTGGTAAAGCACGATATTGGTGGTGACTCTGTTACTCACCTCCGAAACGGAATGGTTGGGGCAATGAAGACGTCCACAATAGGTGAGGGCTTCAAGATCGATCGCGCTAACACTATACCCCTACCCTTGCCCTGTGGTTGCCCTATTTGTCGTACACTTACCGACTCTCGCATCATGTTGAACTCGTACCTGCTTAGTGCTCACAACCTGTGGGCGCTCAACACGTTGAAAAACAACCTGTGTGACTCAGTGGGGGGATACTTCAAAGGAACCCAGAAGCTGTCGGCTATCGTAAAGACCTACCTGCCACAACCCATGCACGAAGTCGCGTTCTCTGCTGCGCGCTATCTTGATAAGGTTGCGCAGAGTGGGTATTATGAGTATCGTTTGCCTAAGTCCACATCCCTTTTCAAGACGGAAGCCATGCAGGACAAGCACAAGCAACGTTTTGACAAGATCATGCACTTCTACGAGACCTATCATGGCCGCAAGTTCTAAGACCCAGCCCATCAAAGCGGAATACGCTAAGCTGGCAAAACCCATCGTCAATGTTAAAGGCGTTATCTTCTCGCAAGCGGACTACTTGTGCCTGGAAGCGTGGCGCGATGCGGGCTACCCTAGTAGTTGTATTGTGAGGGATACACCGTATTGGCTGATGGTTCACAACATCCCAATTACAGACGCCGTTGAGGTCGCGGGTGTGTGGCGTAAGGGTGTTACTGAGCAGCCTATTGAGCGTAAACCTATTCGCAGATACCTGCTTGCCGAAACAGCACCAACTATCGGAGCACTTGAATACGTCGATTGTGTAAATATGATTTTACCAAATGCCGCACTCCTAGCAAAGGAACCAGCATGACAGTCTACGTGTGCCACACTAGGGATATTGAGTCCTTGAAGGCTTCCATCGTTGCTTTAACCGCAAAGCCCCCTGGCCTCGATTGTGGTGACGTTTTGCAACTGGAGGATTAGCCATGAGAAAACGCAAAGAGCCCAAGCTGGTATGCCCTGACTGTGGGACAGATCAAGTTGTTGTAGTAGCAGAGCAGTCGTTTATGGTAAATACGGGTGAGCATTATTGCCACAGTATGAAGACCCAAGACTCAGATGCCACGTCTCGGTGTTTGGAGTGCGGCTGGGCTGGACAACGTCAAAATCTAAAGGTGCAGCAATGTTCGGATTGACTCAAAGAGCACAGCGATGGAAAGCCGAACAGAAACTAGCCGAAACACTCTTCGGCTTCCTGGCATCTACCTCGAAGACCCAGCTCGCAGAAGCCCGGCGCACGATACAAGAAGTCATAGCATGCAACGATGCGCAAATCGCCGAACTCCAGCGCAAAGTCGCCACCCTAGAAAGTCAACTTTCCACAGCGCAGATCCAAATATCCTCACTGATAGACGAGAAAAGAAGCACATGCTCTTCCTGACCACTACCCACCCTAAACGCAGTGCTATGCAGCATGCTGTGATCTCTCGCGCCATGGGCTTTGCTGCCGGTAACGAATTCGTAATTCAGCATTACGGTGACATTGACGAGATGCCTTTACGGGCGTTTGCGGAGTACACCGGTAACCTCATTCAGTTCAATCGTCAGCCTAATGATCGCAGTGTGTGCCACACCAAGCGTGCGTTCACGCCAATCGCCTCACATGCACGTTGGCTTAACTTCGATGACGACATATTTCTCAACAAGGAGGCTTACACTAATCACGCGGGCCATACTGACTGTCTATCCACTGGGGTTGTAGATCGTACGAATGGCAGGGGCTACGCCGCCTGGACTTTGGAGTCGTTTACGCAGGACACGTTTCCTTACGATGACTCCTTAGCTGGCTACTTTCGTTTTGCCGACCAACGTACCTTGCCTGGTCTTAAGACCCAGCTGTATTCCTTACCTATGTCTTCCCTAGGTGATGCCATATGGAAGCCCGTAGAGGATGTGTACCATCAGCACGGCGTTCGTGGTTACGACATAGCCCTGTTTAACTCCTACCGCACAGCCGCAAGCGCCTACCGGCTTTCCCACATTACGGGAATGGAGAGTATGCACCTGGGTACAGAGAACACGTTTCTAAACGAAGATTGGAAAGCCCATGTTCAAGCCCCAGTTGTCTGATTTTCTCCAACTTAGTCTGGAGGCGAGCGCCTCCATGCGAACACACCCCAAACCTTTGCTACCACAAGAGGTTATGGAGCACACAAGTCGTGGCTTCCTTACGGCTCTCCCGATAACGTTAGACATAACGAACATTGTCCCTGGTCTTCTGGCTATGCTTAGGGATTCTGCAAACCCAGACCCCGCCAAGTGTAATCAGGTATCGTGTGAAGTATGTACGATGTGCATTGCACTAGACCTTATCGATTGGCAACCAACACCGGAGTTCATAAGTTGGCTGGAATACCTACTGACTTTACCGCTGGTGGACAACAACTGGCAATGGTTTGGGGCCATCATGTCAGCGTACGTTAAGAAGTATGGTGGAACTGCAGACTACACTCCATACCTAAAGCAGCTAGATCGCTTCTATGTGACTCGTGGTTGGTACTTAGACGGCAATAAGTACGATATGTACTCTGGATGGGTAATGCAGTTCATGCCCCACTTCTTCTCACGGCTCGTACCGTCGTGGGCTGAATACTTCTTACGAGATCATGACTTATTTCTGAGGGACTGGGCTTGCTTGTTTGACGAGCACGGGGGTAACACTCAATGGGGTCGTTCACCGATATACAAGTACGCGGCTAGCAATCCATTCGTAGCGTGCTGGTTTAATCCAGCTTACGATTCTGCTACTACCTATTCCAACCTTGTCTATCTTAACATACAGTCCTACGGTAAAGGCTCTAGTATGCGCATGGGGGCTTATGAGGAAGGTGATTGTGAGGTGGATTCCTATTCCTGTAAATACAGTTCACTGTGGAGCAGTAGCACACTGTTGGCTTCCATGCTTCCCGCTGATTCTAAATTCTTCACTGGTGAGCAGGTAGAGGGCTGGTGGTCTAATGTTGCTCATGTAGAGCGACAGGGCTTTCCATCTTTGCATATAGTAAACGGCGTCCCGAGTAATCAGTACATCCACTTCGGTGAGCCCGTCCCCACAACACATCCACAATTAGACAAAAGGTATATTTTCAATGACTAAAACAATGTTAGCATCGGCGCATTGATGGTGCTCACTTATCTTAACAGCAGACTAACAGAGGATTACAAACATGTCGAAACAAGACCCCGCGCTCGGACAAAAAGTGCATGAGCATTTGTTAGCTATTGGTGTGGAAACCCCCACTGTCGCCTCTGCTCTCGGTCGCCCTGCGGCTGACAAGATTGACGACCTCACCTCCCTGTTCACACAGATATGGTCTGTGGTGGGATTGGACCTTACAGATGACAGCCTGCAGGAGACTCCACTGCGCATGGCTAAGATGTATGTCAACGAGATTTACTACGGACTCAATTACGACCTGTTCCCTAAGTGCACCACAGTGGACAACAAGATGGAGTACAGGGAAATGATTGTGGAGAAGAACGTTACCGTTCAATCGAACTGTGAGCATCACGGCGTTGTAATTTCTGGCAAGGCCCATGTGTCTTACATCCCTAACCAGAAGGTGTTGGGTTTGTCGAAGATTAACCGCATCGTCGAGTTCTTCTCTAAGCGCCCACAAATCCAAGAGCGCCTTACGGAACAGATCTATCACGCTCTGTCCTGCATCCTTGAGACTGCCGATGTAGCGGTAATCGTCGAAGCCGAACACTACTGCGTAAAGTCCCGAGGTATTAAAGATACGGGTTCCTCCACTGTAACCTCTCGTGTTGGCGGTGCCTTCCTTCAACCAGCAACTCGTCAAGAGTTTCTTGCCCATATCAAGTAATGATTCCATACCTAACCAAAACCCAACTAGACGGTGTGCTAAACAACGTCACCCAACACTCCATACCCCACAACATAGAATGCTACAACGCATCTTTGGAATTACCCATAGCCACGGAGCCAACGTTATTGGGCGTAGACAATTTTCCATCGGCAGAGCTAGCCCAATTCTCCGCCACACTACACAACCTTACTAACCTCCTCAGCGGTGAGGGTGGGGTTGTGGGTGAACTACTTCACATCGAATCAGTGGGTGACTTTACGGGGGACTCTGCTCAAGACCTTCTAGTACGGCTCTCCGCCATACTTGCTAATCTTCATATATCACTTCGTTCCGAGGCCATGAAGTTCGGTATTCCATTGGAGGAGGTTGTTGAGGCCTGTATTGGTGGCCAGCTTAACACGCAGCCTTCCCGCATCAACAGTGCCATCAAGACACTGCTGTTTGGCCTCGCTACAACCGAAGGCGGTGTTTGATGGACATTGCTATTGACTTCGACGGCACCTGCGTGACCCACGCTTACCCCGCTGTAGGTGATGACATTGGTGCTGAGGTTACGCTGCGCGCTTTAGTGGAAAACGGCCACAACCTTATCCTTTGGACGATGCGCTCTGGTAAGGCTTTGGGTTCCGCTGTCGGTTGGTTTACCGCAAAGCAAATCCCCCTCTTCGGTATCCAGCGTAATCCCACGCAGGACGCATGGACAACCAGCCCCAAGTGCTATGCTCATATGTACATTGATGACGCTGCGCTAGGTTGCCCGCTAGTGTACCCAGAAGACCGCACTCGACCCTATGTAGATTGGGTAGCAGTCACCCGCCTCCTCATCGCACAAAACATTATTCAACCAAATGACTACGCATGAATTCAGTTAATGACGTTTACGAGATTGCCTTAGCCCAGATTCTTACCAAGGGCGAGAGGAAGACTGACCGTACTGGCACAGGTACCCTCAGTTTGTTTGGTATGCACATGCGTTGGGACCTTAGTAAAGGGTTCCCCTTGGTCACTACCAAACAAGTCTTCACCCGCCCCATGATCGAAGAGCTATTGTGGTTCCTTAGAGGCTCGACAAACAATAACGAGCTTGTCGCCAAGAACGTCCACATATGGGATGCGTGGGCGGCAGCAAACGGCGAGCTCGGACCTATCTACGGCAAGCAGTGGCGTTCGTGGGAAGGGGTAGGTGGTCAGTCTATTGACCAGATAGCGCAGGCAATTTCCCTTATCAAGAAGACACCCGACAGTCGTCGTATCTTGGTTAGTGCGTGGAACGTTTCGGACTTGCCCAAGATGGCACTCATGCCGTGCCATGCATTGTTTCAGTTCTATGTATCGCCACAGGACGAAAATGGTCGCGCCAAACTAAGCTGCCAACTTTATCAGCGTAGCGCTGACTTCTGCCTTGGCGTTCCGTTCAACATAGCTAGTTATTCTCTGCTCACCCATATGATCGCACAACAATGTGGATTGGACGTTGGTGACTTTATCTGGACAGGTGGTGACTGCCATATCTACTCTAACCACATTGAGCAGGTGAAGTTGCAACTGTCTCGTAACCCTTACCCAATGCCTACTCTTAGATTGACAGAGGCGGACAGCATTGACGAGTACAGTCTTGGGGACGTGGTGTTTGAGAATTACCAGTATCACCCATCTATTAAAGCACCGGTTGCTGTTTAGAAAAATCATGACTATTGAACGCACACGGACATTCCATCAGCCGGGGCTAGGCGAAGTGGTTCTTACCATTAAGCTCCCTGACGAGGGTTCTGCTTTCCTAGGCTACATAACGGACGCAAGCCTGGATTGTACGTCCATCTTAATTCCACCGGCTCTACTTACACACGTCCTAGAATCCGTACTTAGCCTAACTAACGGCCAACGTAGTCGTGAAGGCTTTGCGCCGCTGTTTCTCACATATGAAGTAGACGAAGAGGATGACGAATAACAAACTTCGGGAGTTTAATTTTATGGATCTGCTAATGGGCACAGATACTCTTTTCACCCAGATCAATAGTAATCTGCAATACATGGACCTGCCAATCAATCGCCGAGATGCCTCGCGAGGACACAACCTCAAGTGGCTGCTCCAGAACCTAGGTGCGCGTAATTCCAACCACACCAAGTACCCCGAGACGATTGCCTTGCTCGCCCGTGCCGGTCGTGCCTCTCACCTACTGAGGGCGTGCGACGTTCCTCAAAGTCGAAGGGTGGAGGTTAAACATGCAACCCAGGGAGAAGGCCAACGGGCCTAACATTGTAGACGACATTGAAGTAGACGATATCAACCTGACCCACGAAGAGTTTGATTCTCTGTTCGCGCCCACTCAACCCTCCCAGCCCACGGAGTTTATGGAGTCCGCATTCGACAGCAAACTCTTCCTCGATTAGTACCATGATACCGAAGACCATCTATCAAACCTATTGCTCGCATATAGCACTCCCCTCAATCATAGAGGACTCTATAAAGGCTATGCGCTTACGCAACCCTGCGTGGACCTATCAGCGTTGGGACGATGTCGGTGTTCACGCATTTATGCGTTACCACAGTTGGCCCGCGTTATGGGAGCAGTATAGTCGGCTCACTACACCCATAACACGCATTGACCTATTCAAGTATCTGCTCATGTACATTTCCGGTGGCTTCTACTTGGATATTAAGAGTGTTGCGACCCGCCCGCTAGATGAAGTCCTATTACCAGATGACTCATTCATTGTCTCTGGCTGGAAGGACCCACTGTCAGACCTGTGTTTCAATGCCACCGAGTACATGCAATGGTTTATTTGTTCTGAGCCAGGGCACCCGTATCTTAAATCGACGTTGGAAGTTGCCATTGAGAAAATCAAAGCCTACGACGAAACTGTAAATGGAGTAGGTAAGAACGCGGTGTTGGCTTTAACAGGGCCACACGTATTCACGACGGGTATAGTGCGAATCGAAGATGCTCACCCACACAGACATGCGCTATACATGACTGACCTGGGGCTGAATTACACAATCTTCGATAGCCTCACTGAACATGAGACGCTATTCAGCACTCACTATTCTCGTAATACGCTACCCTTAGTAGCACCATTTTGATGTTGCGGGCCTAGTTGCCCGGATATGTTGGGGAACGTTCTTGGAATTTGTCTCCCGCGCATGTACTTTTTGCCTCCCTGAAACCATGCGCAAAGTGCCGGACCATCATGTCTGGCGACCAACACGTCCCCCTGTGAACTAACACAGGGCAACCTTTTTATGCAGAGAGTTTCTAGGAAACAGTGGGACGTTAGCCAAGTTGGTTACGGCCCTCGACTCATAATCGAGATATCGCTGGTTCGAGCCCAGCACGTCCCACCATTTTGAAAGAGCGTTATGCAAGAACTAGCACCACATCAACAGCGTGTCGTAGCAGAGAAGCAAGAGCTCGATGCCCGCCTGGGGGCTCTCACCAAGTTCTTCGGTACTCCCACTTTTAACGGGCTCGATAGTTCCGAAGTCATTCGTCTTCGTCGCCAACACCACTTCATGACGGGCTACTTGGAAGTGTTGGGTGATCGCATTGCTGCGTTCTCGTGAGTGCGTACAATATCCCTCCGGGTACTATTCACCCAGACGACGGGCAATGCCTTTCTACCAGGGTAGCAGACAACCCAGGCTTCCTTCTTGTGGGTGAGATAGGTACCCTGAATACGGATTTCCAAATAGTAGGTAGCATGACAAGTGGTACACCCAGTACCCTAACCTCCACCAGAAACTTGGTTTCTATACTGGCGGCAAGGGAACCTTCCAAGAGTGCCCGCCAACTGTCACCGCCTAAGACTAAGCCGTATTACAGGAAGTTTGCAAAGAGCCGTTATTAAGTTTTGGGCTAGGGTGTGTATGTGGGTTAGCTCCGCATACAAGACTAACCTCAGGGTATAGCTAACAAAGGCAACACTGCTTCATGTGAGCACTCTAGCCCAAATCCTATAGGGAGTAACATGACAAAGTATAGCGTTTACATGGTGCCCCACAACGACAAGCCACTTTACTGGTGTAGCCCAGGGGAAACACCAATTCCAATCATAGAGCACCCTTTCGTTTTCCACTCCACATCCACTAATGAGGCTATCGCCGACGCCAACCACATGCTGATGCTCTTTTTACAACGCACAGCCTCCACTTTGGATTACGGGGAGCACCTGTTCGTAACATGCCGACTTTGGGTTGTGGAGAAGCTAGTGGTTGACGGAAAGCATATTAGCGTTGTTAGCACTAGGCTTGGGGATATTCGCACCAATAGGTTAGGGCTCACTGTCCATAAACTATAGATAGAAATTTCAAGGAGGCGCTATGCTGCATAACAGAGTGACCACATTCTTTTCCCGATTGGTGCGCAGACCTACACTACAGGACATTATGCGGTTCGAGTTGGAAGAGACTCAATTAAAGCGCGTCTCTGCACTAGACAACACGGAATACTCCAAGGCTATAGCCTCTTACTATGACGGTAAGATTGCTCGATATAGCGCCGAACTCCTCGCTATGCAGATACGTGACCTACAAGCGGACGCTAACAATCAGAAGGTCACTGTTCCCAAAACCGGTTGTGCTGGCGATGACCCCCTCTAAGCCCTCTTGGGCCTATCAGCTTGGCTATGAGTCTTACGGTAATAGCATGGAGTTGGAAGAGAATCCATTCATAACACTCAAAGAAAAACCCAAGCGCGACGACTGGGAAGAGGGTTGGAAGAAAGCCAAGTACGACGACCCTCTTTCCCCAATCGATGATGACGTAGACGAGGCTGATGACCCCAGTCTAAGTACGGGTTTCGAGCCAGCCGATTAGTTAACACAGTCCATGTAAGATAGCGTATACTGGATGCGCTCCTATTTGCGCGAGTAGTTTATCTGCTCAGTACACTGGGACGGTCAACATTGACCGTCCCCTTGTCACGTCCATTCTGTGCAGTACAAGTTTCAATTTCATTTTGTCTTTGCACAGGAATCACAATGAAACTCTACATGCTAACCGCGTCACGTTTAGCTGACCTGCTACAGATCCTAGGCGCACTTATTGCCGATTATATGGAAAACCCGAAGGCTCCCATGTCTCGGGATTTGAAGCCCTTCGTCAAGAACGTACTTCAATGGAAGTCACTTCCCTCGCTTCCAGCTGCTGTCGACACGGCCATAAAAGGTGGCGACAAGTTATCCGCGTTGTTTGAGTTGTCTGCTGATATTAAGCAGGCGTACTCTAGCTATCACCAGGATAAGGACTTCGACACCACTGAGCTGAATATGCTCAAACAGATCCGTAGCTACTTGGCTACGGACTCAGATACTGCGCTCAAGTACATCTGTAAGAACGCAGGTGTCTTCAATTCCCCCGAACTTGCCAAGATCTTTCTACCCGCCGCTGTCGGTTCCGACCATAAGGCACTGCGCCGTTCTGTAAAGACGTTAGTGGGGCGTGACGGAACGTTCCTCACTGCCGATGAGATGGCACTACTTAAAGATACTAACGCCAAAGGCCTTGCTGACTATCAAGCGCAACGTAAATCCCACAACGCGGACTACGCATCGTCACTTGTCCAATACGTGCGCTCGCAAAACAAATCCAAGGTACCTTACCAAGCAGCTTTCGACACGCTTACCAAACAGGGTTTCACGCACTCTATGGTTCCGGGCTTCATTGGTCTAATAGACGATAAGGGGCGCTGGTACACCTCCAAAGGCGAGGCTATTGCCAATATACCCAACCTCGTGACCTACAGCCACGTTGTTATGAATGACGGCAAAGACCCGGATGCGCAGTGGTCGTTTAAGGCCTACAAGCATGACGGTAGCGGGGTGGCCTATGGGTACACCGCAACCTTCCAAGCGCTGCAACGCAAAGCTAAGTCCGAGCACGTTAAAGAGCTAGCACTCAACATTGACAAGATTCGCGCGAAGTGGTTGGTGAAAGTTAAGAAATTCAACATTGCTGACCCCGATTCAGTGGCTGCGGTAGTTTTAGAAATCCTGTTCAGCTACGCAGCACGTATCGGTACTGCTCCCGGTCGCGGTGCGGGTACGTTACTTGTTAAGAATGCATCCGTAACTAGCACGGGTATCAATCTTGCGTACTTGGGCAAAGATTCTATACCCACCAAACACATCATTAAGTCAGCAGACCCCATCCATAAGTATCTTGTTAAAGACCTTACTGAACTTATGAGTGGCAAGACCAAAAACGATTTCCTTTACACCTACGATGTGAAGTCACGCAAGCTGCGCGTGACTCCTGCTATGGTGAATAAGGCGTTCCACACCTTCGGCGCCCCTAGCACTGTTACCGTCCACAAGCTACGTACCTTCCGTGGCACCGCACTATTCCTGCAACTGTCAGAAGCAGATGAATCGCGTCGGGGGCCCGCTACGCAGAAGGACGCTATTCAGCGCTGGAAAGAGATGACTGAGAAGGTTGGTAAGCTGCTAAATCACAAACGTGGTGTAGGCACGGACAACGAGAAAGTGACTGGTGTAACTGCCGCTACCAGCTACATCGCGCTCGAGGCACAAATGGACCTTTTCGACCGTTGGGGGTTCCGTCCACCAGTGGCTTTGGAGAAGGCCGCAAAGAACGAGAAGTCAGATGACTAAAGGACCTATATGCCAATAGTTGATCGTCGCAGCCCACTTCATGCAAATAATGCACGATCGTCTGACGTTGCCCAACGCATGACGGAGCACATAGTGCCAATGCAGCAGGAGAAGACGCTAGCTGCTTTTCGGGTGCAGGGTAATCAAGCAGTGCTATACTCCAAGTTGTTCTCGGGTAAGCAGTGCACTTGTAAATCCCCTAACGTGGAAGCGGTTACCTTGTCTCCTGACGGCAAGGCCTCTCCAGGCGCCATTAACCGCATACTAACAGGTAATTCCAATTTTGGAGTTTCTGCATACAACCCACACAGCCCACTCGATGACGAATTTGATTCCCTTACTGCTACACCCACTAGTCCTGCTAACGATGTTTTTCGGTGGGAGGGCAACAATTCAAATCGTGTCGGCGTTAATCAGATTGAATCGACCCCTGTACTAGGGGACAACGGTCAGTTCTCTCCTGACATGGAAGATCTGTTCTCTAATTTCGACTTGTCATCTATGGGGATTACGGATATTTCTTGCCCCATCTGCTTCGGTTCTGGTTATGTCGGTGGTTACCAGGCGTTTCGTGGTTTCCGTCGTGTTATGGTACCGTCAGACATGCAGACGTCTAGTATCTACATGCTACCTAAGTTGACACTAACCCCAGGCACCCATACCTGCTCGTTGGTGTTGCCCAAGGGCGTGTTGTCCCTGGATGTAGTTCGGACCTTCGACGAGGCCCAAGTCACTCTTTCCAAATTTTATGTGGACGGTGTTGACATGACTAATCGGTCGTGGTTGCCATACTTCAATGGGCAGCTGCACACCATTACCATACAAACCACACAACCACTAACCCACTTCGAGATACAAGGTGCCGTCTCAAACGAGCCTGTGTATTTTGAATTTCCCAAGCGAGCCAACTCGTCAGACATATCACTGCTGGAACAAGCAGAGCCGTTTCAGGTTCTCCTGTCTCCGGACTGTCCGGATATAAATACGCTAGACGTTATCGCAGAGGGCCAGCTTGGTAAGCTTCTCGTTGTACAGGGTGTAAACGACTGGTACACTAAGCAGCGACGTATGTTGGGTACCGAATGCCAAGTACGTGTAGCTCAACCCCAAGAGTTATTTCGTATATTGCCCCAGCGTAAGACTATGGGGCAGAAGGCAACTATAACCAGCCCCGTAACTAAATCCAAACCTTCTGGCTTTTCTTTCTAGAGACACATTGAACAAGGATACTGACATGCAAGAACCAAGACCCTTTCGGTCTCTCGAAGAAGTCCGAAAATACCTAGCCGAGCGGATTTCGCAATTCCGTGACGACCAGCAGATGGTTGAAAAGACCATCCAGCATCTGGCTAAGGTCAAAGTCTCCGCCGCCCCTGGCATCCAGATTATGGACTTTTCTGGCAATAAGGGCGCAAAGAAACGTACGCTGAATGTAGACTTCCCTGTGGTAAAGGTCCCCAATGTGGCCGAGCTCCAGAAATCCTACAAAATGGCGGAGCGTATGAGCGAGCAGTACAAGTCACTGCTGCTCAATGAAACCAACTTGAAGATGAACTTCAAGGGCGCTACCAACAAGCACTTCAACGACATGCTGGGGTCTTTCACTAAGTTGAAGAGCGACATGGAGGGCACCATGCGTAAGCTCTTCAGCGTGCTCCACGAAGTCGCGCAGAAACACGCACCCAAGGAGTACTTGGGCTTTGTCGAGACTATCGCGAAGGAGCTGGGTTCCAACGAGTACCTAGAATTCCAATCCCTTGACACTATGACCTATGTGGCGCTGGCCAAAGATGGTACTCTCATATTCGCAGGATACATCATACTCCACAATGCAGTGTCAGATGAGGGCCGTGTTGCGCCACACGTTTACATTACGGTTAAGTGGACTGTCGGTGGTGATGTTGAAATCTTTGTCGAGCACGAGTTTATTGCTCCTACGTTGCTGGATTCTGGTACCGTTGTAACTAATCTACACCAGGCAGCTAAAGCCATTAGCAACCAATTGGCCTTGGAAGGTTTTTCGTCACAGATTGGTAACCTTCCAGTTGCCCTGCAGATGAATGAGCCTGCGGGCGGTCTTCGTCGTGAGGCGTTCTCGGCGTCTGAGCACATCAGCGATGTGTTTGCGGAGAAACACGAACTGTGTTTCACACTGAAGAAAGTTACCCCCGAGCAGCGTAACGAGATAAAGAGCCAGTTGTTCCAAGAAGTCAAAGCACTGTTGAAAAAGAAACGTGGTACTAAGGTACGTATGCGTGACGAGGGCGCCAACGTCATATTCACATTCTCCGATATAGACCAATCGCAGGGTATCACTCCAACCGATCTGGAGTTCCTTGCCGACCGCTACAAGCTCAGCGATTCCCAGTTGCGGAAGATTGTCAACAACATTAACGGGTAGATGAATGTCAAAGATCCACGGATTCAGGATAATACCACCCCAGTCGGTGGAACCTGACGTACTACAGTACTATAACAAGCTGGCTGAAAACGAAAGCCTGAAGATGCAGCCCTTAATGCACTTCAAAGAGTTGTCGTACGCCGTAGTACACACCGAGCGTCGCGTCGACTTTAGCGTGTTTCATGCTTCCCGCTGTATTGGCTATGTATCGTTCGGCAAGGTTGACGAACCCGTGCTTAGCGAGATTGTGCCTGATCTTGTAAAGCCGCACGCACAGATCATTCACGAGTACCAGCGTCATGGCATTACCCGTACGTTCTACTTAACTATGATTGAGAACGGGTACAGTTTGGTCACTGAATCTCACACTTATGCGGCGTCCATACTGTGGGCCAATATTTCTCGAGTGGCTAAGGCACCTATTCACAACTGGGATAGGCATGCGTTACAGTGGGTCCCACACATAACAGACAAGACACTCAAAGTTCTTACTACTAAGAAAATACCTATATGACACCTAATCAAGCCTATGGTAAGTGCCCTGACTGTGGGGAGTACGGTATATCAACAGAACGTCGGGTATTGGGCAACAGCCAGTGCTCTAACGGTCACTCCTTCCCACGCTCAGTGGTAAAAGCCTCTCCTCGCACTGAAGGCGGTTCTGGTGCTGGCATTCTTTTCCATTGCCCCGAGACGCAAGCATTTCTGCTACTCAAGCGCGGCCCTAACGGTGATCAGTCGGGTACATGGTGCTGCCCCGGTGGCGGCGTAGAAGACTACGAGACCGTAGAAGAAGGTGCGCGTCGGGAATGCGAAGAGGAGATGGAGTACTCCAGAAAGAACCCCCTCCAGCTTATTCACATGCACCGCGACTATCAGCCGGACACGGGCTACACATTTCACAACTTCGTCGCTATCGTACCCCAGGAGTTTCTTCCCACCCTAAACGACGAACATACGGACTACAAGTGGATTACTATGGACAAGTTCCCGAACGACCTACATCCTGGACTTGCACGCAGCATCACTGCGTTCAAGCGGCGCAATGGAACAGAGTGACATAGTTGCTCTTCTGCGGTCCTACGGATTTACTGATCTGCAGCTACTTACGTTTGACCCGCTCACCAACACATCTAACTACAAGTACGGGGAGTCAGATACCCGTAAACTGAAGTCTTTGGGTGAGGCTACCGTAACGTCCAACGGTAAGGTAGCTGTGTACCGTCTCAGTGACGTTGGGAAGTTAGGGTACTGCCCATCGAAGTCCTTGGTGAGATTTATCTTTAAAGGTAAAGCTCGTCCTAATAAGCTGTCATTCGACTCTGCGGGTCACCGTATACCAACGCCACCAGAACTCGAACAGGCTTTTTATAAGGCACAGGCGAGTCCTGCATACCAAAAGGCCTTCGTAAAGAAGGTGTGGCTGTGGGCTAACCAGCACTTCTTCTCCTCGAAGATGCGGCTACCTATTATTTACGTGGGTACTGTGTATCCACCAAACCCGAAGCTATCTAACGCCACTGGTGTAATGTCAGTAAGCCCATACGGTAAGCCCCCACAGCTGTATGTCAACTCCAAGGGTTTTAATGCCACGGAGCAGATAATAGTCGGTACTATAGTGCATGAGATGTGCCATCAAGCTACTCACGAGATTGACAAAGAGACGGCTGCCGAGTCCGTAGTCGACGCTGGGCACGGACCAGGCTGGCAGAAGTGGATGCGCCATTGCAACTTGGTACCTAACCGGCATGATTTTGAAGACCAGTTGGATTATGGTGATTCTACTGGTCGGTTATTGAAAAAGATTGCCCAGAATAAATTGCTTGGCCCTAAGGTGACACCCGACAGCTTTAGAGGACTCAAGCAAGTAGACCCACGAAAACTTACATCCGCCGACGTCGTGTTGTTCGACCACGATGGGTATTTGGTGAGAGCTTACTTGCCAGCACAGACCCCGGTCATGACTTTCCAAGTGCTAAACCCCAAGGGCTTTGTAACCACGTACCTGGATGTGCGGGACCCCTCTGCCCACAAGTTCTACCTAGCACCGATTCAAAAGAAGGCACTTGAATGAACACCTTTGTATTCTCCAAAGACGCCTCTGATTTTACGGCAACGCAGGATTTAGGATTGTCTATAGGTGAGACGATTACGTCTATCGTTGTTGGTGTTTGTACCCCTACAGATGCACGCACCCCAACGCTTACTATACTTACAGGGACACAGAACCCTATAGGTTTTCGTCTGTCGTCTGGGTTAGCCAATACTACCTACGGGTTCCCGCTTACCATTACCACAACATTACGTGTAATGGTTGTGACCTTCGCGGTAGTTGTGCAGTCTTCAACCTTTGACCCGTACCCTGGGGCTGAGCCTGGATCTTATCAAGACCTAGTTGGTTCTCTCCAGCCCGGTAAGACTGGATTGGCCTCTACGGTATTTCAATTCGATGCTTCCTTCGACCCAGCGGGTGGTTATGTGCTGTGGGACTTGTTAGATAGCAACGGTACCATCTATTCGTCTGGCAACGCGTTCGAGTATAAGATCGTATCGTCGGGGATGTACAACACTGTAACTGCGAGATCGCTTATAAATGTTCCCTCCAATATTCCTCCCACAGTTGATGCTCCTTATCAGCTACGATACACTCTACGGGTGGGCAATGCCGTTAGCTACTCTTACGAAAGTCTTGTCGTCATCGGACTTGTCGACGTCCCCACAGGAGCCCAAGACAGCGTAGAGGTAGCTGGTGACCATGCGCAGTTGACGCTGGTTACGGAGCAGCTGTACCCCAACTACGTACTGGAGCTTATGGCGGGTAACGACGTCGTAGCTTCCATGCCTGTTGATAATCCAGACAAGGTGAGTAACGGTTATTTCGTCGGCGGGGTAGTTGATACATCTGTACTTCCTGTGTCGTTACTCCCCTACACCGTGCTCTGGAAGTTCTGGACAGTACCATCGCGCACCTTCCGTGAGTCTGCCTCTTTGTGGGTGGTGAATGCCTCCATCATCCAGGCAGTCGATGACATTAAGTCCAAACTTAATAAGGCGCACCAGACTCTGTTTGGTTCACCCGACTCGCAGTTCACTACGTTGAACTTAATGCCTTGCTTACGGCGGGGCATGGACGCATTTAATGCTGCCTACGGCCAGTTCACAGACTTCGATATGACCAACGCAAAGGGCCCTATCCGAGAGTTCTGGTTACTATATTCCGAGAAGTTGGCATTAGAAGCACAGTATCTGCTTAACGCGGAGAAGGCGTTCAACTTTCAGGGCGCAGCGATCTCCCTGGACGTTGACCAGACGCAGTTCATCGACACCATGATCGGCAAGATTCAATCACAGCTTGACCAAGAAGCTAAACCGTTCAAACAGTCGCTGATAATCAAGGGAGTCATTCAAGGCGACGGCTCCCAGCGCCCACTCAATGGTACCCGCAGTTCTTTGGGCGCTGTAGGTATTACACTAACCCCAGTGTCCTATTTGAATGCGGGTGCTTATTACGGGAGTCTATAATGGGTGCGTTAGGAAAATTACTGAGATCTATAGAGGGTAACCGTGTAGCGTTCACCTGTCCGGGCTGCGGTAGTGGGCATGTATTGTCCGTAGACGTCAATGCGAGCCCACACTGGACTTTCAATTGGGACTTGGAAAAGCCTACGTTCGCCCCCTCCATACTTACCAATGGTACCCAATTTACGGAGAAGGGCTGGCAAGAGTACCGGGATTGGGAGAAGTCGGGATACCCTGACCGAAAGGGGCAGCTGTTCGACAGTGAAGCTACGGTGTGCCATGCTTTTGTAACTGCGGGCTACATAGAATTCCTAACAGACTCTACGCACCATTTATCTGGTAGAACAGTACCTCTACCAGAATTTGATTAAGCCCGCCACTAACGCGGTGTCACAAAGACGTTACACATAAGATACCTACCCTCAATTTCATGGGAACATCTAATGAACCAAGATACCACACGTAGCAGACGACTATCAGATGCTAAGATGGCCGCACACGACCGCCGGCTTGCTCAGTGGGTGTCTTTGGTCAAAGGTACATTAACCATCTTTTCCTATGTATGGGATTGGGTGGACGAGCGTGACGTAGACAAGCACTTTATAGCCACAGTCACCATGTACTTTATGGTGTACCTTATCCAGTGGGCGGAGCACTATGCGGCACTTAATGTGGCGCGCCCCGGATGGGAAGTGGCCGCTGTTATTGCCGCAGTCAACGCGCCTTACATGGCAATGCAGGCAGTGGTACTGAAGTTTTATTTTGATTACCGGACTCCTGTTAGTTACGGTGGGAGCAGACCCAATGTCATTCCATAGACCATTTGTTAGGAAGTCATCGTCTGGTACAGCTCGTATCGTACGTGATTCCTATTCAAATGCGAATTCAAAAGTCCAATGGTGGACTATACGCAAAGAAGTATTTACGCGCGATGGCGGGTTATGCCAGGCCATTAAGGGTGGGAGAAAGTGTTTGACGAAGGGCACTGACGTTCACCACATAATTCCGCTCTCTAGGGGCGGAACTACCAGCAAAGCAAATCTTATGACAGTCTGCGACGACTGTCATAAGGATCGCCATTCACACATGGGGTAGAGATGACGATCAACGCCATTACCAAGACCCCATCCCAAACAAGTGCCCATAAAGGTACGGATGGCGATCTTGAAAAGGGAGCTTTTCATTGCGGGCAATTCCGCCCAAGAGAGCACTAATCATGACACCCTCGATGATAGAAGCTGGTTGGTCCGACCAGTATGTAATAGGTTATGAAGCACTTGACACTCAGCACGAAGAGTTGTTTGACCTATGCGACACCATATTCCAAGCCCAAACTGACGACGAAGTACGTGAGAGGTTTGCGGATTTTCGTACACTGTTGAAGTGGCACTTTGACCAAGAAGATATGCTCATGGCTTTCATATGCTATCCTAAGATGGAAGAGCACATGCAAATGCACAACGATATGGTTAATAGGTTGGATGCACTTAACGTGCACGGCATATCCGACATTCCTGCCTTCACAGAATTTGTTAAAGTCTGGATACTTGGACACATTCAATTACACGATATGGAGATTGCTGATTTCCGTAGCCGTTATATCGAATACACAACACAGTTGGGTCGTTTGGCGGCTCACGCGTAAAGGAAGAACATGAAACTCCAAGCAAAGACTCGCCTGAAAGCTACTGAAGAGAACCCGCTGGAAGATGGCGTAGCTTTCGATACGTTGACTGATGGTGACCCCTCTACAGACACACCTGAAGTACAGCAAGTGACGCACGATGATGGTGGTGTTGAGAAGGCAGACCCAGATCAGAATTTGCTGATCGACGACATTTCCGTCGGCTAATTATGGGTAAAATTCCAAACCCCCTTAACTTCCCCAAGGTGTTCAACCCATTTGCGTTGGACCTTTGGTTCGCCGCATGTGCTACTGTGGACCCTAAGTCAAAGGGTGCTTGGAATATGGTGCTGCGAGATTTCAGGCACCGTTGCGCGAAGGCTGATCTCGATCCACACTTCCAAGGTGATTGGGATTCTGCTATCCAGCACTTTCTCGCGGTGCGACGTAGGCACTTTGTACGCTACGCCGACATGACAAAGTTGGTGCAGGGTGTTAAAGTAATTCGCTCCGTTAGTCGTACGGTGGATTTCACGGATTTCGGTTTCCAGTTAACTGTGTCAGCACAGTGCCACATAGAAGACCCTACGTGGGTAAAGAAGCTGTTTAGGTTTACGTCCAATCTACGCTTCTCGCCTATTCGAGATAGACAGCGTCGGTATGTACATCGCATAGACCCCGGATTGGAAGTTTTTGTCTATAACGAAATGATTTCTAGTACTAACGTATGGCACATAGGTTACACCATCAGTTGCCCGCTTATGCCAGATACCAAGGGCCAGGATCGTAAGAATTTTGTGCTCAACACTCTTTGGGCGCCTATACGTAGTCGCATGAAACCCAAGAAGGCTGACACCAGTCGCTACCTATGAGCAATCTACCTACTATCGCCGAAGTACGACGTAAGCATGCGTATATGATGCACACGTATTCGTTCATGTTCAAGATTCGTGAGTATAGCGCGCGAACAGCAGCAGTGTCATTACCCCAAGCCGTATCGCGCGCTAAAGGTATGTACGTTAAGAACGTGCTAGGTCACGCACCTAACACCACTGCATTTAGGATTGCCATACGCCAAATGCAGGACGTTGCTATCGCCATACATCTCGACCCGTTGGCCCGCCAGCGTTTCTCTGAGTTGTACCGAGAACAGTACCAACTCAGCATTACAGATTTACCTACTCAAGTTGAATTCGTCCAACTTGAAGACATTGTAAATAAGTTATCTAACACCTGAGGAAAACCCAATGCAAATTACCGCAGCGGAGATCAAGCGACCCCAGTCGAATCTCCTACCAGATACCAAATACTCATTGCCCGCGCTGGAATTGCGAACGGGCTTTCTTGGCGTCTTCCGTCGTGCGTACAAAGGCGAGGGTCGAAAATCCTTGTTCCGTGTTGCCATGGCCGCGTTCATGGATACCGCCCATATGTCCACTGGACGTGCGCCTCGCCCCAAATCGCAGGAAGAACGCACAGCACGGCGCAACTACATCAAGGAAATTAACCTCTGGGCTGAGGCACGTGCCAAGCAGAACCTACAACAGTACACGAAGCTTTCCAAGGTAAACGACGGCGATAAGTCGCACTTTACCTTGGACCTGCCTATCGCCATTATCCGAAGCGTACCTGACCTTTTAAGTATGTTGCGGTTCTTTACGCCTGTACTTCCTAACGAGGAACAGTTGACCGTCATCGACGCCGCGTTGTCACACGAACTTGGAGTCGACAGTGCGGGTAAGCAGGTACTGTCTATCGCTGACTTCTACACGGCTGGTAAAGTTCTGGCCAATGCGCATCTTGGGTCTGATGCACAGGCTCTGTTCTCTACGTGCTTAAAGGGTGTTCGTGTAACACGCACAGGCTCAGGTTCACTGTTGGCCCTAGTATTCAATGTGCCTGCACGTACAGCAGAGTATCTGACCTCTATGGATTGGTTGGAGATTCGTGCCATTGATCTTTACCCGCTGTTTAGCGGTTGGGTGGAGGCCGAGTACGTGCCCGTGGACTACTCCAAGACCACCACATCAATCTCCAAGATCGCAGCCACTTTGCCCCAACACCAAGAGGCTGACGAGCGCATTGACCAGTACGGGATAGGCATTACGTATTCTGGCGAACCTATTTTCCTGCCTAAGACGTGCAATCGTACTAATGACTACGAGTCCAAGTTTGCAGCGGCGTCCGTTGCTAATGAAGGCGCGTTTGCACTCCGCACTCCAGAGAAGCCGGATACTCCTGCCTTGCCCTCGAACATTCCAATCTTAGTGGATTGGGTTAACTTCAAGTTCGCATATACGGACACTATGGGAAAGATCAAGGTTCAGATGCTGGAGCATGTACGTAAGTGCAATCCATCTATGGCTATGAACTTGTTGCACAACGATATGCCTGTGACCTACGTTAAAGGTCTCATGGGTTATGCACGCCAGTGCAGTATGGGCACACGTATTTTCCCGGAGTCTGGGGATGGCAATGGTGCGGAAGTCGATGCGTTCTTCGAGTCCTTCCTAAAGCACCAAGAACTAGCAACCCCCGGCTATAGCCCACGTTACGTTGACATTACTATGGGCACCGACTTCCCCGAATTGATGCCCTTGGTGAGGTGGGTATCTGCGCTTTACCGGGCTATGCTTACCAACCTCGATGCTCTGTATGAACGTTACGCTGTAACCACTATTACAGATCAGTTGGGTATGATTGCGGTTATTGGTGCGTATGGTGACAAGTTGGAGGAGACGCGCGCCGCGGCCAACACCTTGAACAAGAAGGCAGCTAATCAAGGTGTTGACCCCAACTGGACACCCCCACCGCTGCCGCTGCTTACCAAAGGCTTCGCGGAAGAAGGTAAGGGCGTGCAGCCCCACCAGTTGAAGATCTTGAACATTGCTAAGGAGCGCCCAGACAATATGATTCTGGACGTTGCTGCTGGAGGTGGTAAATCCCTATTGGCCGTTACCGACGTACTAAAGGAGATTGCTGCGGGTGAATCTGCTCCTTACCTTATCATGTGCCCTGCGACACTCATTGCTAACTACGTTAGCGAGATCGTGGAGTTTACTGATGGTAAGCTAAACGTAATTCCAATTACTTCCTACAACATCCGCACATCTGGCTACAAGCGCTACCAGGAAATCCTGAAAGCTGCTCCTCTGAATACCGTGCTGGTTGTTGATTACGACGCCCTGAAGTTCCGGTCCCGCGCAGCAGGCTACGGTACGGCTACGGTGCGCGTTTATCCTGTGATTGACATGATTCGTCAGTTCAATCCTGGGTACGCCTACTTAGACGAAGCCCACATACTGAAGAACCCTAACTCTGCTCGGGCAGCCGCCGTTATGTATTTGGTTGCAGACATTCCCAAGAAGCGGCTGGCTTCGGGTACTTTGACCCCGGATTCACCTTCCGACTTGGCAGGTGAGTTGGCTATTCTTGACCCAACCATTCTAGGCTCACGCGACAAATTCAATGAGAAGTACGGTGAGTCTACTGCTGGTGGGCGTGTAACTAAGTGGAAAGAGACTGGAAACAACGCCGTGTCTCGTGTTATCCCAAGGGTCATGAACAGTATAGTGTGGGCTAAGGCTGAGCGTAAAGAATGGGCCTACGCACTACCCAATCGTGAAGACCGCTTCTTGGCTGTCCAGCTCACAGACAACCAGAAGACCATGTACGACGCTTTGTTTGATGACATGATTCAGCAGATTCGTAAGCGCGCTGAGACCGATAAGAATGCTCGTCGTTTGTTGGATGGTTTGCTTGGTAAGTCGGCTGCTGCAGAAGATGAAGATGCCTTCGGGGATCTGAGTGACACGGATGAAGTAGAAGACGACGGCGAAGAGGGCGCTGATATTGGGCCAGCCCTGCAGCCCTACCTCGCTGACATTGAACGTTTCGTTACTGACCCTGCGTCGCACCCCTATTCACGCAATGGTTTCGTCAAACAAGACGGCACCCACGTTGCAGCGCTCACGGGCGATGATTTGAAGTCTGGTAAAGCGCTAGCCTTGCAGCAGTGTATGGAAGAGTGGTTCAAGTCCGGCAAGACCTCGAAGATATTAATTTTCGTGAACTACAACGCATCTGCCGACTCGCTGTTCAATGCTATGTCTCCTGAGCTGCAGGAATGTGGTTTGCGGTACTCTACTTCACAGAAGACTGAGCACGTTAACAAGTTCAAGACAGACCCCAATATTAAGTGGATGATTGGTATTCGGAAATCGCTGGAGACCGGTTTGAACTTGCAGGCTGCTGGTTACCTTATCCGTATCGAAGGGGTATGGACACCAGGTGAGCAGGAACAAGGTGACTCGCGTGTGGCACGTCCGTTCTTTGGTGCCGGTGGCGATAAACGCAGTGGTATTCTTTTTGATACCATTGTAGCTGACCGAACTATAGACGTTACCAAAGCCGCGCGTCTGCGTGCCAAGATTGTGGCTAATGCTAAATTCTTGCACCCAACAGACCCAGTCTACCAGTCGATCGAATCCATCCCCGTTATACAAATGACGTTGGATTCCATTATGACGCAGAACGACTTCAATAACGAATTGCGCCAGTATCACACGTCAATCGAGCAACTTAATACCGTTATTAAGGCTGAGTACGCTGAGTACAAGGCCAAGGTTGAAGCCACGGGTGGTAGTAAGTTTACGCAGATTCCAGCGGCACCGATTCCTCCCGGTTGTGCTATATTATCTTCTGTGCCGTATGCACAGGGCACCGAACTCTACTCAGCCTCCGAGCTGGGTTTGGTTCGTGTTGACAACTACTTGGGCATGGATTTGACTGACGAGGAAGACGTTGAAGGTGACGACGAGGGAGGGGAGTCTGCTGAAACCCTCTCCCAGAAGCAGAAGATTATGGGTAAGCGTTGCCATTGTGAAAGCGGTGACGGTATTATTGTTGGTGCTACTGGCGGTGATCACATTCACCGGGTGCATGTGAGGTTGGATGATGGGACTACCGCGGTTGGTCTTCCGGCGACAACCGTGTTTATCGTTACTCGCACCGAGACCAACGGTGAAGACATGAGGTTAAAGTTAGCGCAAGCTGCAGGCCTACCTATGGTTGGCAGGATCACAGCCCCAAGTGGTAACGTGCGGGAAACCAAGATCACCAAGCGCGAGCAAATGGAGATTGAGAAGGAACAGGAACGTCTTGCTGAGGAAGAGCGCAAACGCTCTCGTCCTGCGCAGTTGTCTATTGGTTTGGATCTTTCCATCGTGAACGGCTACATGCGGGTTGGTTATGTTATAGGTAAGGAGGTACGTGCAGTTAAGGCTCTGGAATCCCTGGGCTTCAAGAAAGAACCGCAGTACGTTGGTACTCGCATTCGTTCATACAAGCATCTTATCAACCAGGCTAGCTTGTGGGCGAAGGCGGGCTTCAACACATCCTCCGATACGGACGACGATACGTTTGCTGTGTTGGCCGATGAGCTGGCGAAGGGTGGGCTTACTACCCATCACCACTTTCTAAAGACGTTGGCTCGTGCTAACTTTAGCAACTACATGCGTAAGGCATGGAAGGCAACCGCAGACAAGCGAATGTTACAGTTGTTTGCTTTGGTAACTGACGGCGGTGATCGTGATCCTGCAGCAATCAAGGAGGCACAGCGTACTGGTGTTACGCAGTACGGTCAAGCGTATCTGTGCTTGCCATACGGTGGTGGTCATCCTGCGACACGTTTGGCTATTGCTTCCAAGTACAAGTCTCCATCAACAAGATGGTTGCTTAGTGACCCAGCGCTCAGCGTGTATGTGGCGAATATCCAAGGCGTCCATAAAATACTGAAGAGCCTGCAAGACGCCGGTATCGCAGTCAACAACATCGCAGAGCTCAACAAGCAAGCAAAGTCGGTGAAGAAGATTAATCCAAAGACCGACAACACCGTCGATGTGAAGTAAAGAGGTTGGGGCCAATCGCCCCAATTTCATGTAGTCATTTATCAATTGTCCCAGTAAAGGAATTATTATGTTCGGTCCTCTTAAAGAACTCATTCGTGCATCTGGCATTTCTCTGTCCGAGGGCGATGCGTTGCCTTTGGCTGACCATCAAGCCGTTCGTGATTACCTGTTTCACAACGGTATGCCCGCCGACGCCGATGGCGAGCTGGTCTACACCCTTCGCAACACCCTTGGCGGCGACGCCTTCTCAATCAATGAATCCGCATCCCTCTTCGGTGACGTAGGTGCTGAGGCCCAAGCCGACACGTCGACAGTTGATGCCTCTGCCGCCCAGGAAGCAGCTGACGCTGAAAAGGCTTCCGCAGAAGCACAACTTGTGGCTGATGCCGCGGCCGCCCAACAAGCCGCAGATGCTGCCGCTGCGCAGACGGCTATGGATGACGCTTCCACTGCCCCAGCTGCCGACGACGCAGGTACCAAGTCCGCACCTAGCGCCACTGGAGAATAACAATGCCGTCTTCTGTGGGCAACGCAAGTGGCTTAGGCCAAGGCTCCTACATCAAGTCTGCCCTTGGCCATATTACCGTCAATGGTAAGATTGGCCAGGAGGTCCGTATACCTAATACAGACCTCTTTCTCAAGGCTGGGCAGATGTTGCAGGGCGTATATGTGCAAGTTACAGGTGCCACCCCTTCGGTGGACTTCCAAACCACACTGGCACCTATCGATATTGCAAAGGACTCCAACCAAGACACCGGTGGCCATTGGGCGACAGCACAAACAGTAACCACCACGGCTATTACAAAAATCACCAACCCAACAACGGTATTGCGCGTTAAGTTCACTACTGCCGCCGTTGTGTACATCGTAGCAGCATAACATGGCACTGCAATTCCCTAAAGCGTACTACGACCGATCGCATGGTCGTCCTCCTATTCAGGGTCTTGCGGTTTCGCAGGAACCTGCCGTGGATCTTGAACAGGCACCAGAGCAAATCGCAAAGTTGGACTTCGCAAACTGGTTGCCTTTCGCAGCAAAGACTTACCACATAAGTCCGCGTATTGAGGATTACATTCTCAAACCGATGCCCATATGCCCCTCAGACATCCCCAACCGCAACGGTGTGGGCTTCCCCCTGTCTGAGTTGCTTAAATATCAACCACCTCCTATAGCACGTCAAGTGTACAAGGCGTGGACTGGCTGCCCTGTTCACCTAGAACACGACAACGAAGATCACACCAAAGCCTACGGTGTTATATTTGACACTGTGCTGACACCTATTACCGGATACGGCGATGATCGGTTCTGGAAGGTGATGGGGCTTATAGGTATTGATAAGGTAAAGCACCCAGATATTGCCCAGGAAGTGCTGACGGGGAAGATTAACACGGGCTCGATGGGGGCTATGGCCGATTACTTTACGTGTTCTGTGTGTGGTAAGGAAGCCCACGAGAACAACTACAAGAATTGTGCCCACATATCGTCTACCAAGGACGTCAACTGGCGCATCGTGGATTTCAATGGCGAGAAACACATGGCATACCTTAATGCCCATGAACTATCCCCGATCGAGTTCTCGTTGGTTTCCACTCCCGCGTGGACTGTAGCCCTTTCTGATTATCATTTTTCTTGGTAGGTTTAGTTAATGGACGAACGGGAGTAATTACCCTGGCCTGCTCACTCGGGCCTAGTCCACCATTTCTAGTGAGAGAGCAATGAAAGTTTCCAATAGTAGTAATAGAGATGTATTTATCCCAACATTTCTCTATGTTAAGCGTTGTAATCATTGCGGTTTACGCTACTTCGGTAAGACTACACGAGACGACCCGCACACATACCTAGGAAGCGGGGTTTATTGGCGGAAGCACTGTAGTAAGTACGGGTGGGAGCACGTAACTACGGTAAAGGTTAAACTATTTACGTCCAAGCTCGCTATCGCAAAGTCGGCATTGGAATTTAGTGTTAAGCACGATATAGTAAACGCTAGACTACCTAGTGGTAAGAAGGCGTGGGCTAACATGAAGCATGAAGACGGACTTGATGGTGGCTCAGTTCCAGGCACACTGCATAAACGTGCACGTAATAAGATGAGTAGTGCCAAGCAAGGCTTAAAATACTACTATGACCAAGAAACGCAAGTAGGTTATAGACTACTTCCCAACGATTCGCGTATCCTAGAGTTGGGATTGAGCAGGGGTAGACCAGACGCAACACTGGATCGATTAAGTGTACTTCATCTAGGTAAACCGAAACCACTAGATGCAGTGGCTAAGATGGCTAAATCGCGCAAAGGACAACGTCCATATAATGACGGTGTTAATTTTTTCCTAATGCGTAAGGGTGATAAGCGCATAGTAGAATGGGGATTGCGCCCAGGCTACCCGGAAGAACGTGCAGCACAGACTCGCGGCAAACTTAATGGTATGTATGGGCTAACCCATACCCAAGAAGTGCGAGATGTATTGTCTACTTACGCTAGAGAACAGTGTGGGCGCATGAATGCAATGGACTCACCAGAAGCCAGAGCTAAAATGAGTGCTATACGTAAACTCAACAATCCGTCACGTGGAAAGAAGCCGTACAACGATGGTGTTAATTCATTCTTCCTGGACCCTAAAGATCCTAAGATTAAAAAGCGCAAACTAATTCCCGGTGTTGTGCGCTGCTGGTTTTATTTTCGAGATAGGTTAAACTCATATCACTATAGAATGAAGAAAGACGATCCTAAAATCAAGAAACTTAAACTTGTTATGTGCAAAGATCAATCTACTTGTGGTAAGTTTCGACCAGGCCACCGAGATTATTCCGGAGAGGTAATTCTATGAAATAGTTGGTAAAGACCCTGCGTGGGCTATGGCGTTGTCAGATAAGCATTTTTCTTGGTAGCATGACGCCACAATATCAAGAGTTCCTACATACAGATACAGTGCGTGGGGATTGCCAACGTGCGGTGTTGGCCTCCCTGCTTGATCTGCTTATTGGGGAAGTCCCACACTTCGCGCAACTTTCAGCCGACTCCCCCCCCCCGATAGGGCTTATATGTTCTGGGGCGCTGCGCATGACTTCTGTGAGTTGCACGGTTACGACTACAAGCCCTACGTACTTCTTGCGTATCATCTTGAAGATGGCGTTGACCTATATCACCAGATATCCGGCCCCTCTCCGAGAGGTAGTGATCTACATCACGCTGTAGTTGGACTTAACGGTAAAGTTTTCTTTGACCCTCATCCTAGCCGAGCAGATTTAGCCGGTGACCCCTCCAAGTGGAAACACTCAATCCTTGTTGAGATAGAGAGCTAATTATGCCAGCAATTATTGGCTACAATTCTAAGGGCGTTTATAGAACCCAGAGCGCGATCTCCGCTCGGTGGTATAAGTTAGCTGGAGTGTGGATGATATTGTCATAATTTTATTAGTGGAGGGGTTAATGGCAGCCCCTCCTAAGGGAGGACTTACAACGATGCTGCTTTCAAATCTTCACGAAACGGTTCCCGCCGGATTAACTGTAGCCCTCTACAAAGGCACCAGACCGGGTATGTCTGGTGTTATGAATAGAGTTGGTCGTTACCTAGATGACGGTAATTACTCCCACTCTGAGCTTATCATACGTGGGCTTAGCTACTCCTCCTCCTTTGAAGACAAGGGAGTACGCGCAAAAGTAATTAACTACTCCTCTGTGGGTTGCTGGGACTTTATACCTATAGCAGACCCCGCCGGAGAGTTAGCCGCTGGCGCCTTGACGTGGTTCTACACACACATGGGCCAACCATATGACCTTTTGGGCAACCTGCATTTTGTATTTGGTTTTGTGCGCAACAGTGATGGTAGATGGTTTTGTAGTGAGTCCACCGCGGCGGCGCTAGGTTTCCACGAACCTCATCGTTACGGGCCATCTGGTCTGGCCGCAGCTATTGGTGATCGTTTCGGGTCACCCATTATTAGAATTCCAAAACTCAGAGAATATGACACACAAACCACATCCTAAAGCCGTATCCCGTCAATTGTCTTGGAAGCGCCAGGACGTAGACGAGCGTGACCATCAAGTTAAGACCAGCCCGTACTTTACATTGGTACACCACAAAGACCTGCCACACTCTGTGGATCTGCGGCCTGGTTGCCCTCCTGTTTATGACCAGGGTAACCTAGGTTCGTGTACAGCTAATGCACTAGTTGGGGCATTAGAGTATTTGGAGAATACTGCACATGACCTGGAAGTTGAGAATGCCTTTGCACCTCTAAGTCGGCTATTCGTTTACTACAACGAACGTGTGGTAGAAGGGACGGTCAAGCAGGACGCTGGGGCACAATTGCGTGATGGTATTAAGGTACTAGCGAAGACCGGTGCTTGTAAGGAAGACCTATTCCCTTACAACATACATGCGTTTACTAAGCATCCAGCCCCTGATGCGTATACAGATGCTACGCATAGAAAAATTACTGCGTACGCTGCGGTCGAGCAATCGCTAAGCGGGTTGAAGCAAGCATTGGCCTCTGGTTATCCGGTTGCGTTCGGCTTCGAAGTCTTTACCTCTTTTGAGACCGAGGCAGTTGCGGAAACCGGAATTCAGCTACTACCACAACCACACGAACACCACATGGGTGGGCACGCTGTACTGATGGTAGGTTACGACGACGCAGATCAAACTTTCCTAGTACGTAACTCTTGGTCTGCGGAATGGGGCATCTCGGGTTATTTCAAGATGCCCTACGCTTACGCGGTCGATAGCAAACTAGCGAGCGACTTCTGGGTGATAAATAAGTGAGGTTACTGGCTAACGTACCACCCCCCGAGTAACATAGGCGGACGAGCACGTAGCGCATAGTCTTACAGGCGATTCTTATCTCCCTGTGCTGTTTTTTCTTTCGCGGCAAGTACAACACCGAAGAACTTCTGGGCTTTACATCGACTGGAGGTGTTATTCCCCAGTCGGGTAGTTCGCAGAACTACATCGCAGTTAGTAGATTTTTCCTTGGCGATTCCATGTACAAGCCAAGCTAAGCAGAATGTGACGAGGAGAGTTGTCATGGGG